TTTTATTTGCAGGGTGAGGGTGAACGTGAACTTTCAAAAAGTCTTCCATTGAATCGAATATCGCAATGCCGCCTCTCGGCGGAGGATAAAGCCAGTGAACCATACACTGACCAGTTCCCATTAATGCGCCTTCAATGATAACGCCCTCGCCGGAAACACCTGTTTCATCAATTTGTCGGCACACTGTGAATGTTCGGATTCCCTGCGGTGCCAACCTTGGCGGGGGCTTTGGTTTTAAATCATTCTCGGTTCGATTTTGCTCTGGATCTTTTTCAGACATTTAGATACCCTCCAAAAGTACAACAATATATAGTATAACATGAAACATAAGCATTGTCAAGGTGTATTATCCGGGGCGGCTGGAAGCACAAAGATATCTCTATCCAAATCATCGAATTCACTCTCATGGCGCGAAGTACATTCGCACGTTGTATTGGAGACAGCTTTCATTCTATTGCCAGAGGTGCTGCATGATTCCTCGCACTGCTTAACCACCTCGGTATCAAGACTGCACGATGAAACATAAAAACATAAAAATATAGTTAAGCAGATATATAAAATACTTTTAGCAACACCCGAAACAATTGCGGCCACCATTTTGCTGTCAGCGTCAATGTCTGGTCTTTTTCCATGTCCTGGTTCCGGTGTTCCAGGCAAGTCGGTTTTTAGATATGTCATTAATTCTCCGGTCTTTAAGCGGCATTGGATGGGAAAACCCCATTCCATCTACATCTATTATATCACAATTATACCCGGTATTAAGCAAATTGTCAACCGTTGAATTTAATTTTTCTATTCTTTTCTGTTCTTTCATCATCATAATGCCTGAAACAACATAGTATATGCCAAACAAGATCGAAGACACAAATGTAATTAAAAGAATGCTTTCTAGCAAACTACACCTCTTTATTTATTCTATCTTTAAATAGCCAGTAAGTTGCAATTCCCACAACAACGACCAAATCTATAAGCAAAATATATGCACCACATGCCATAATCTAACTCCCTGTATCTCCAGTATCTCCAGTTTCGGACTCCGGGTAATATCGATAGCCCACTTCTACCAAATCATTTCCACCCGGAATCACAGTGAAGTACACAATATTATCTGCACCGGAATATGTCCAGTTATAGTCGAGAGCGCCATTAATGAAAACCCTAATTGACTCTTCGATAGGAACATATGTTAGTTCAATATATTCATATGGCTCAAGCCTTGCGGCCGCATCTGCAACCCCTGGTGACCAATCGCCGGAACAAATATCTACTACTACGCCGCTAAGATAATTTGTTGCCTCTTCGTATCTATCTCCATTATTGTAGGGATTTGTATTGCAGAGAGAGACTGATGGGTCTATGTTAATGATGCTTGATAGAAATGCAGAGCCATTGCGCAGTCGCGAGTACCAAGTAATAAAATCATCCATGGACGGAAAATGGTCATCGCTCTGCTCTTCTTCGTCTGATACAAACACAACTAAAAGTGCCGCATCATATCTTAACCAAGTTTGTGCATAACTGTTGTTTATCAGATACTCATACGATGCATCAAATCCTTCTTCCCTTCCTCCGCGGCCCATGCTTTGATACATTATCTCGGCGTCAGCGATATCATCGCCAGGGACCAAAGGAAATTGAGCCTCAATTGAGGCGGCGCCAGGATCATTTGACATCATTGCAAGGCGCCAGCCGCTATCCGGCAACGCTAATAGCATTGCTTCAATGCCAGCTAATAATTCAGCATCGTAACGATTCATTGACCCGGAAGTGTCAATAACCCAAAGAATATCAACACCATCGACGGACATCGGCTGTATAATAGAATCAACCCAAATTAAGCCAGGATCGTCCGGTACCTCTACCTCAATGTATACGGGAACCTCTATTTCTTCGTAAACGGTTTCGATTTCCGTCTCAGTTCCAGTGCCGACAATATAATAATCCATGTTGGTGGTGCAGCCCATCAAAAAAAACATAGAAAACAAAATTCCAATAATTCTTTCTGCAACTCCACCAAACATAATTTATCAATCCTCCAATAGACCCTCGATCTCTTCAATATTAACGCCCCAAATCGGAGAAACATACACAATATTTTCTTGCAATTGCGGGCCAAAGATCCCTCGATTAACATCTATAGCAACCAAAACACCAATATATCTACCCCTACTGTCGAAAACGCCAGAGCCAGAGGATCCCATCCAGGCATATGACTGCATGATAACAAACCCACGATCATCATCAATTCCTGCCAAGGTGCCATTTAATGTCAGCGGCTCTGTATGTTGGTGATTACCAGGAAAGCCAGTGTATAAAACTTCTGTACCCTCAGCGGCCTGTGTTGGACGAATCGGATTGAGACGAGCAGCCTCGACTGTTCGCATCTTTGGCACTAGTAACACGCATATATCCCGGTCGCGATTGCTATAAATTATTGTCCCAGCGACCATTTCGCCATCTTGGCTTTGAATCATCGACCCTGAAATTCTAGGATCATCATACACATGGTATGCCGTTACGACAATATGCGACCCCTTATGTTCAAAATATGTGCCAGACCCTCTGACGGCCCTGTGGCCACCAATTATCCCCCACGCGACAACAGCAGACTCCTTCGACATTCTTAAAGTCCGTGCATGTCTTAGCGATGCCGGCACGGTTTCAATCGACCCTTCGTCAACTACGGTCGTATTCGTATCTATATTTATAGCGCTGGGGCTTTGTGGTACCGGTGTGCACGAAGCGAACATAAAGAACATCACCAACCAAGCAAAAACAGTGCGCGCTCGACTGATGATATTGTTTAACACATTCGAACCCTCCTTATGTAACTATGGGAGAGTTTATCAATTTGTTAAAAAATCATAAATTATTTGCAAATATCAAAATCTGATTTGCCTTGTTGGATTTATTAACTTTTCTGAAAGAGTCTGTATACAGCTTATAATCAAAGCCCGCGTAAGCATCCAAAACTTCGTCATTTAGCTCATATAGTAAAAGCCAATTTTTGCGATTAATTAATTTTTCTCTTAATTTTAAATGATCGATCTTTCTTTTTTCCATTGGAGCGGGAGTCATCGAATGCTGTCGAGATGAATACTTTTCATATGGACAGCAAAATAAAAAAACATCACCATTTTCATCGATCTCGCTTATATAATCTTCTGTGTGATTAACGATAAGATTTTTGAAATTTGAATTGGCCAAATCATACAAAGATTTATCATTGAATCGTGGGCAGTCTGGTTCAAATTTGCCCGAAGAGGTGTGGCCATTTTTTGTTGATCGGTTCAATGCAAAAAACAAAGCAGCTCTGACAAATGGATCTTTTGATTCATTTCTTCGCTCTTGAATATTATAAAAAACCGCTTCTTCGCTCAGCAAATCACGAAACTGTTGAGCAATTTTGGCTACTTTCAATGAATCCCAAGACGCGCATGCCCAAAATGTAAGCAACTCTTTATTGTGTGTAAATGCGCGCACATTAATATTTTTACTGCTCAACAATAATTCGATTGAGCCGCCGGTCAAAAATATAGAATGAACGCCGGTGATATTTTTTGGTATGTGGGAAAGAATTAAGGAGGCAGCTTTTGGCTTGTCACCCGGGTATCGTATCAGAGTTTTTAGGGTCGATGGTGTGTGTTTGTTCGTCACAATTTTCGACAACATAGTCCGCATTTTCCTTTTCAATGAAGCCCAATTCACTAAATCTTTTTTCTAAATCAGTATAGCCGCCAATTAATTTTTCTTCGCCATTAATATCGACTTCAACAACAATTGGAACTGTATCCCATTTGTATTTCTTTTTCAGGTGCCTGCGGTAATCGAGTGCTTGATCAAGCAACGTAACTGCATACTCAAGCCCGCTTTCGTTAAGCAAGTTAATTGCCTTAACACACCAGGGGCAATGTCCGGTGACATACAATAAATAATAATTTTTCATTTTATCCCTTTAAAAGTATTTTTTTTGATGTATTTAATTTTTGTTCAACAACTGATGGGCAGCCGACAACGATAATATCTAAACCAGCAGAACCACGATTCAGTTGAACCCTGGTAAATTTCTGTCTGGCGTCTAAGTCATCCGGCAATTTTCCTTCTTGTAAAAGCTGAAGCGCATGATAATCTTCTCTTAAGCATATAACATGTTCAGGATTAATATATATTTCACGTAGCGAATACCCGGGCCCGCCAATGACATTAGAAGATTTGTTAACTTCAACCAATCGCACAATTGACATCTTTTTCTCCATAAATATCGGTATTTTTTACATACCAGTTTTCACCATTGTATAGTATTTCGCAGTAGTCTTCATCAGTGGGCATCTCCAAATCAACGCCGGGTTTTAAAATTAAAACATTTTTCGGTTTTAAAGTTTTTTTGTATTTTCTGACGGCTCCAGATTTGTTAACCTTAAGAATCATAACCTCTGCGGGAATAAATGCGAGGTCGCCGGCTTCCCACTTTATATTCATTCGAACCCACCTTCATTGGAAAGAGTTTTTGTTAAAACTCTGGTCTCATCGATTGCTTGGTCAAGACCTGAATCTTGTGGAAGGGAGTGTGCTGGGTTTGCAACAACTTGTTGATATCCCACAAGAATTCTCATGCAGTCATCAAGCCGATGATCAATCGCCATCAACTTGTCGCGAAGAGATGCAAGGTACGAAATCGAATCAACATAGTTTTTGTTATCAATAAAGTTTTCTAATTCATTTGATAATCTGGTCGCAAAAGCGCCTTCAATAATGGTGTCCGCATCTTTTAGCAAGTCAACAACATATTTAGGAACATCCTCTAGATCAGCAGAAAACTGAACATTTACTCTCATCGATTCTCCAAGAATAGTATATTAAACTTTTGCTTTATTTTTAAGTAGAAAATACCACATTCCATAAAGACAAAGTTGCAATGCCAAGGAAAGCAGTGGTCATTATCCATGTTATTTTAGATGAAGTGCTTTTCCACGATTCCAAGGAACGCAATCTTGCGTAAATGCCCTGGTCTGGATCGTATACGGCATCCTTAATTTTTGAAATATCAGTAGCCATTTCTTGAATTTCATTTTTGACAACATCAATGCCATCCATCATCCGTTGGATGCTGCTTTCAAGTCGCAATATTGCTTTGCTAAGTTCTAATTCAGAATCACTCATTGCATACTTATATAGTGCTTAAAAAACATTAAGATCCAAGAATAGCGTAATTTGTTGTTAACAGTGTGCCAGCAACAGATACAGCATTAGCTAGTGCAGAACAAATAACTTTTGTAGGATCGATAACTCCTGCTTCGTACATATCGGTGAATTCATTGCTATTAAAGTCCCAGCCCTTCTCAAAAGGACATTCAGGACATCGGACATACGACAATATAATTCCAGCATTTCGGCCGCAGTTCTCAGCTAACTGCGTAATTGGCGCCGTTAGCGCCTCTTTCAAAACTTCGGCACCAATGCGTTGATTGTGATTTTCGATACCCGGAACGACCATCGGACTCAATTTTTGTGCCTTAACTAAGGCTGATCCGCCACCAGGAAGGATGCCTTCTAGTTGAGCTGCTCGGACTGCTTCTAAGGCATCTTCAATTCTGTGTCTCTTCTCAATCATCTCGACCTCTGTGGGCGCGCCGACGCGAATAACAGCAACGCCGCTAGCCAATCTCGTAATCCTGTGTTGAATGGCATCGCATGCCGGCAGATCATCGGTTGAACTTAAAAGATTTTTTAGCGATGAAATCTGCTCATCAATTAATTTATAGTCTGCTTTGCCGCCAACAATAGTCGTTGAAGCCTTAGTAACTTCAATAGATTTGGCGGAGCCCAAGTGTTGCAAATTAACATCTGCCAAGTTGAGACCAGACTCTCTGGAAACAAAGTGAGCATTGACAGACAAAGCCAAATCATTTAAAAGATTTCGTCTTTCTTCGCCGTAAAATGGCGCTTTAATTGCAGCAACTTTTAATGTACCGCGCATTGCGTTCATAATCATAGCAGCCAGAGCCTGCTCTTCAATGTCCTCCGCGATAAAAATTAACGGCTTACTCTCCCTAGCAGCCAGTTCAAGTATCGGCAAAATTTGTTCAACAAGTGTAATCTTGTAGTCAGTAATCAAAATTAGAGGATCGTCGTATTGCATAACTCCTCGTCGTTTATCAGTAATGAAGGCATTGGCGCGGAGGCCGGCTGGAAAAGTAAACCCTTCTGTAATGTCTAGAACGGTTTCGCTTGAATTGGATTCCTCAATCGTGATGGCGCCGTCGCGACCAACTTTATCAACGGCCATGGCAATCATCTCGCCAACAACCCTGTCGTTGTTCGCAGAAATGCTAGCAACATGCATAATTTCTTCTTTTGTTTCAATTGGTTTGGAATATTCTTTTAGAACATCAGTCAACTGTACAAGAAAAATATCCATCCCTCGCTTGATTTCAATTGCGGGTACCCCGGAAGTAACATATTTCTGTGCCCTTTCTAATATTGCCCGGGCAAGAATAGTCGATGTCGTTGTTCCATCTCCGGCATCATTGTTTGTCTGAATCGCGGCTTGTTTAATTATTTGAGCGCCGGCGTTCATGAATGGATCATCCAAATGGATAAAGCGTGCAACAGTAACGCCGTCCTTTGTGACAAATGGATCTTTATCCTTTTCTTGTAAAATAACGTTTAGGCCTCTAGGACCGTATGTTGATGCAACATTATCTGTAAGAATGTCGACACCTTCTAATACCTTTCGCCTCAATGAATCTTCAGAATCAAACTTCATTTTAAATGACAATATACACCTCTCTTTGTATTAATATAATCTATTTCTGTTAGTTTGTCAAGCTATTGTTCTATTTTTTGTTCAGTAAAGTGCGCTTTTAATGCCGTAATTGCATCGTTTGCAGATGTGCCGGCTTGCCCGCGGCCTTCTGGATCTCCAGCAAAATAGCCAGTAATTCCAGCGATTAAATTGGCAAGTTGCTCTAAAATGGGAATTACTGAAGCCTCAAGCTCCTTCGCATATATATTTCCGACTTCGACAATCGATTCGCGGTCGACTTTAATGTCGCCGTAACGAACTTTTTTATATTGTGCAGGGAGCGTGCGAGAGACAATAAGTTTAGAACTAATATTAAATTGAGTTTTTATATCTTCTTTCTCATCGTCGTCGACCTTTTTCTTTTTTGCTTCAAACTGAAACGCTGGTTCCTCGACGGCTTTTTCAGCGTGTGGTATTAAGTTTGCTTTTATTAGCATTTCACGTTCCCACGCTTTTCGATCTTCGTCATATAGAGCCTTCATGTCCTCAATGCTTTTCTCGATACCTTTCACTGCCTCCTCGTCACCAGCAAACCGGACGGGCTGGAGGGCTGTGCCGAGTGGGTGAGCGGGAGAAACGATAGCTCTAATTTTTTCGTATGTGTCTTTTCTATATTGTGCGACATCGAATAAAGTATAGTCGAGCGCCCGTATTTCGCTAGCAGCTTTGGCCACTGCGTTCCATCGGGTCATTTCTTCCTCGTTTTCACCGCTTGCCGCGGCGGCCTCAAGTGCGCGCAATTTCTCAGCTTTTGCTCTAGCCGCTTTGCCTTTAAGGTTACTGCCATGGAGATGCCGACGAACAGTTCGTGAATAACTTGTGTACTCATCTTTGCTCATCCCGTAGCCAGCGGCCAACTCATCATAGGACACTGGCAATTTCTCAATTTCTTCTTCAGTTAGGTCGAATACGCGCCCATACTTCCCTTTGCCTAAAATACCAGTTTTAATTCCATGGAACTTCAACAGGGCGGCGCCCTCCATTCCCTCGGGAGACTTCATTTGACCTTTAAAAGAGTCGGGCTTTCTCTTTTGGAGCCTATAGCCATATGATTTTCTAACTTTTGCAACCGCTTCCCTCTGTGCTGCATTGGCGGATTCAACCTCTTCGGGAGACTCCCCCCCAATTCGACGGGCGGGGGCGCCTTCCTCTCCTGCGGCGCCGCTGGCCAGCGCTATATCATAAATTTTCTTATTCTCCACTTTAAACGTGTCACTCAACCAATAATAAATGTTTTCATGATCAATTGTGAATGAATAAAAAGATAACACTTTTGTCTTGCCTTCGGGTCCAAATTTATAAACTGTTAAGTATTCAATACCCTCGGCGCCTTTTTCATGATTTGCCAAGAATGAAATTAAGTTTCTAGTGCTTCCTTTGACGTTTGTGCCTGGAACTAGCAACTTCAAAGAAAAGGGCTTGTCATCGGCATCCAAAAAATCTTCAATTTGAAGGACTCCTTCGACTTTTTCAATTGCTTGCGTGCCTTTTAAAAGGCCGGCCATGAAAGCCTCAAACAAAAAACCAGCGCCAGATGGAGAAAAATTATTGACAACAGTTGATAGTAAATCCAAAAACATTAAATTAGATAATATTTCACTAGTCTCATATTCGCCGGCCCGTTCACCACTTTGATTTACAAATTCGCGGATGTAAGCTAATTTCTCAGACAATGTTCCTGTGATATTATTCATATACTTTTCAAATTCGGCTCTCGCTGGCGTGTCTTTTTGGCCCCAGGCTTCGCTGATCTCAAATTTAGGCAGCAGGCTCATGATATTGGCTTTGGTCTCTTGCGCCAGCTTATTGGATCGCGGTGGGATCCTGAACCCGATCGGGGCTTCGTTCAAGTCCTGCAGGTCAAAAAGATCAATAACTTTTTCGACTTCTTCAAACAATGTTTTCATTGTTAAAGATTCAGTATCTGAAAAAAACTTATCTAGTGCTTCATTTAACTTTCGCATCTAACAGCCCTCAAAATCCTTTTCTTCAAGTAATGTATAGCTATAATATTTACCCCAATACTTTTCAGATCGATGGATCAATTTCATGAAGTCACTGAAATCACTACTAGTTTTGAAAACTTGGCAGCCGGCGCTCCATTTTTCTACGATTTTGGAGTCAGATCCTGATTTGTGAATATTTATTCCGTACCAGCCCTCGATCACAGTGTCACTTGACATGTCAAGTATTTCATCTTTATTTGAGTCGCGATATATCTTTATTGGATTTTTACCTCTTTGTACTAATGCCTCGTAGGTGTAATGAGTCCCTCTCTTGTACGCCGATCTATATTGGCCCGGCACGACAATTGCAGTACCCTTGACATTCATAGGGTTTTTTAAATAATATGTACCGGGATCAGTCGTGATTCTATATAATCTGACTTCCCATTCTTTTGAAGAGTTCCGATAAGCAACATACATGCTGTCATCAAACTTGTTTGCTTTTTCAATGTCGCTGCGAACTCCAATGATATTTAAATTCCACGGCTTTTTCTTGTAATCGAAGAAGGCGTATCCCTTTTTCTCTGTGATGCATCGTAGCTGTTGGGCCAGCAATCTTGCTGCAGCTCCAGTTATTTTTGCCATTATGTTTCCTCGCTTATATAATTATGTCGGCAATGCCGAATTCGACCGCTTCTTGTGCAGTTAAATAAACATTAACTTTACGTTCTAACATTTTTTTGATTTGTCGTGTTGTCATGTTTGTTTCAATTGCCAAAGCTTTGATAAATTGTTCTTGCGTGTGCCTGACTTCTTCCATTTCATTTTCAAGATTGTGGAGAGATCCAGCATTCCCGGCGATGACGCTGTGTATCATAATACGACAATGTTCGCCAATTTCTCTCTTGCCCTTCGTGCCACATGCCAACAGTAATACGCCGGCAGACATGACCTTTCCCAATCCACGCGTTATGATATCACAGTCCTTGCTAATTTGTCTGACAGTATCATAAACTGCAAACATTTCATCGGCACTGCCGCCATATGTTGAAAGTATTAATTCAATTGGGAGGCTAACAGTGATTAATTCCGAATCTTCATTTTCTGGATCAGAGAGGACTTGCTGATCACGGCTTCGATGCAATAGCAACAAAGAGTAAA